CAGCATCAACTGCCTCTGCTTCTGAGGTGAACCACTCCTCGTCAGGTCCATGTGAAATGATGAACATAATTAAACCTCTCGAATGTCAATGTAAGCATGTGGTCTCCACTCAGACCACTCATCTAACGCATCATCTGCGTCCTTGAGATCTTGATAGTATCCGAGCGATTGCTCAAACCCATCATCAGTCAGTTGATAAACTTGATACATGTTAAGTGAGTGCCTCGCTCAGTGCGTAGGCAATACCTGGGCAAGGGTTCGCACCTTGCCACCCGCTTGAACGGATCAGGCTACAGCGCAGGCTGCATCGACACGGTTGTGACAGTACATCTCAACGATGCACCACACAGCTTTCTCCTTACATTCTTGCATGGTCCAGAAGTCGGTAGTGTCTACGAGGTCAGCGTACGTGAGGCCGAGGGCATCGAGTTCAGTCTCGATCTCGTCCTCGTACTTGTCAAAGAACTCACACAGTTCTGAGGAGTAGATGAAACCGGAGACGCCAGCACTGCAGCCATACTCGGCTACGTCCTTGCACTCGTCCATGTCATCGAAGCGCTCAGCCAGTGCGTCGAACATAGGTGACACGTTGTACATGTGATGTGTTACGTAATGTGTACATGTAGGGCGTAGCGCCCAGGCTCATGCCAGGCATTGCACCTGGCAGCGGGCTATGATCCCGTGAGCTGTGCCTATCAGGCAGTAGCGTAGTCAGGCACAACCTTGTAGCTGGTACGCTTGGTGTCAAGCAGGTTGTGGTTGATCCAGAACCCGAGGCTCATGTTAGGGTTAGCCATAAGGCTAGCGATAGCACGGCGAGACACGTTCTTGTACTCGTACATGTGGCCGTTCTTGAACGACACGATGGCTACGCCACGGAGCAGGTCAACGTGGACGAACTGCGCAGCAGCAGAGGTACGAGTTGCAGAATAGGTGAACATGAAATGTGAAGTTAAGTGAACAAAAGGCTACGTCCCTGAGGAGTAGCAATGGCAGTGCTGGGACCTTGCACCCAGCAGGACGCTCACGTGTCTGCCTACCTATGTGCATATGTAGTGCGGGCCGCATAGGTACAGCCCTGTGCCATGAGCATACTTGTATGCCGCCTGTGGCTCGGCGGCGACGGTGTAACCGTCACACAGTGTAACATCCCGGCCGGCCAACTGGTCAAGCACCTCCGGGCTCTACGGTCTGCTGCAGATGACTGCACCTCGCCGTCGCAACGAGCTATGAAGTTGTCAAGGTTCTGAGGTGGTGAGTGGTGATTGAAGATCGAGACTCTCCTCCCCCTTAACAGGGAGAGTCGAGATCAAGATCATCAAACCACTCATCCAAACCCAGCATACACCAGGAAGTCGGTGGACAATCGACCAAGCTGCACACCACAGCATCAGATCCCAGTCATACCAAGGCTTATCATCTCTGCTTATCAGTGTCATGCTGACTGATAACCGTAGGTTAAGCCGGCCGACAGATCGCGCGAGATAGAACCGCGCATGTCAGGCGCACGCGGTAGTTAGTTTGCGCCCGTTGAGCCCAGTGTTGCCGGTTTGTGCAGTAAAATACCGGGGCAAACCGACTGGTATCACTGGGTTTTGCAGGGTTTTGCCGCGCACCACCGGGCACGGGGGACCTGCGTCCCGGCTACAGCGTATATATGGGCTCACACATTTTTGTCAAAATTTATGACCCGGTATATAACGTAGCTAACAGCTACAAGCAGCACGACTATCATCCATATAACGGACCAAACAATCATAATGCTGCGTAAACCTGTGGAAAACACTCTTCAATCAAGGCTCGACACTGGTCTGCAATCTGTTTGTGCTCAGCTTGCGTCCCGTTTGCGCACCTTAAATCAGTATAATGGATCCAAGACCGCAATGTGCCGTTCATATACAGCGTTGTAGGGCTTGAAAGGGGCAATACCTCTCTAGCGCACTCTTTAGCGATACCTGCTGCTAGCATTTCGTTGTATAGGCCGTATGACAGGTCATATACTTGCTGAGCTTTGATTTGAAAGTCTTGAGATGTGTATGGATCAACATCATCAATACTAGACTGCCTATTTGTTGTGTCTTGACGACGTACAACAAGAGTATCAGGTTTTTCGGCTACCGCAGCATAACGCTGGCTAAACTCTTGGAAGCTAAATGATCTGTGCCTAAGAATTTGAGCTGCAATAGATCGTGTTGTATGTATTTCTACACACATGTTTACCATTTCAAACGGTGACCAATGTTTATGTTTGATAAGGTATTTAATTAAACGAGCACTGGTCTCAGTGTTGTTTTGATTAGATGGATTAGATACACGTGCCATGTAACTGACAAGGTTATCACCATCAGGTGTAGAATGAATAAGGTTAACGCGGTGCATACAGTAGTAAAGGTGTTTTGGGTGTGACACAGTTGTATAAATACACATGTCTCTCTGTAATCTGATTTACAGTAGTAAAAGGGCTCCGAAGAGCCCCAATCACAGGAGGTCCACCCTTCCCCCTGTATACGGGTGGGACCGCTCTAAACCCAGGTAGGGACACCGTTTTTGTCGTTGCCTCTAGCCTGTTGTCTTTGCTCTATATTCATACCCAAAACAAGGTGATTAGCACTGCCTTGTGGGTCTTCTATAGAAGCTCTAAGCAGGTCGTTCCAGTCGTCACGTTTACGTTGGTTTACCGCCTCTTGAGCAGAGATACCCATAGCGTCGGTAAAGTATTTGACACCTTGTGCTAGGGCGTCAATACGGTCATCGTGCCTGACTGCACCTTTTTCCATACACATTCTACTCATTTGGTAGAACAACATGTATGTAAGTCGTTTTTCAGGAGCTTCGTCTTTGTTTGAGTTCCAATCCCAATCAATAATAGACCTGTCTATAACAAGACGGTGCTGGTTCATGATTGGCTCCAAGGCGTCGATAATACGCTGCTCTTTACGCAGTGTAGCGCGGACTTCCTCAACACCAATAGCTTGTTTTGTCTGTTGTAGGTGTTTTTTAAACAACTCGGCAACGATACCGTCACCAAAGTTTGTTTCAATTACAAGCTTAGTAACGTTGTACTTTTTACAACCTCTTAGAATGTCCAAAAGCGTTGTGTCTGAGTATCCATCTCGGTAAGCACGCATTTCGTGCAAGTACAAGAAACCGTTACGTTGTGAGAGATAAGCTGCAGTTGTTTCATCCGATCCTCGACCCGACGGGTCAACCGAGCAAATTGTCTCGGTGTAAGGATGCCACTCTCCTTGGAGCTGCATTGGACTGTAGAAATAATCTCCAGGTAGTCCGACAGTTGGAGCGTCTTTGATGACGTTTTTGGGATCGCTGCACCATACGACGGAGTCAGGAGCAGTAGTAGGGTTGACGCTTGTAACGACAAGGTCAGACATTTTAAGGGGGAACTTATCAGCGTCACTAAGGGACGTGTCAAGCATAAACTGCAACATAAAGTTGCTGCGTCCCATTGCCGCTTCACGTTCAATAAGATCTGTGTCATCGAATCGGTCCGGGTCAGTTACATCCCACTCCTGTGCCCCTGTATCGATGTCTTCTTGCAGTTGTGGTGCAAGTAGACCTTCATAGTTGCTAAGGCTCCTAGGAACCCTTGCAGGCCACACAAACGGGCGATAATTACGTTCTGCTAGCTTACGATAGATAGTAAACGTTGTTTGTGGTGTACCGAGGTACATAATACGGGAGTCATCCTTGGGTGTAAGGATAGACTCCGCTTCAGTACAGAGTTGCAGCAGTTTTTCTCGCATAAACTCTGTCATTGAGTTACCAGGAACTTCAATGTCGTCTAGAATCATTAAATCTGCGCGGCTTCCGGTGAGCTGTCCAGTGATGCCCACGCTTTTTACGCTTGGAGCTTGGTGCGGTGAGCAGTTCACATCGAAGCTTATCCTCGACCACCTTGCATCTTCGGACTTCGGACGTAAATGAGAAAGCCATGGTGTTTCAATAATTAGTTTTTGCAAAAAGATAGACATGTTGTCGGCCCGTTCTTTAGAGGCCGAAATAATCATGATCTTTTTTTCTGCATTATTGAAAAGCGTCCAAAGAACGAAGGCTCCAGTAATCCATGACTTCCCAACTCCACGGAAAGCTTGTATCTGAAGACGTTTAGGTCCAGACTGAAGATAGTCTGCGATTGCGTATTGTGCACGTGTTGGCTCCGGTAGATCAAGTTGTGCCCACAGGGCTTGCAGGAACAGCTTGAAATCATCTTGTAGGGCGGATAGTACGTCGGTCATTGTTTAGGTGGCATAAAGAATTCAGATAGACCAAGCTCAGGCAGCGTTACTGTACCAACAGTCGTTTTACCGCCACGGGCTCTGGCTTTTGCCGATGCTTCAAACGGATCTTGTACTTTAGCAAAAGGTTCTTGTACAGCCTGGTCTAATTCAGAACCAGTCTGACCCTGTTGAAAAATATCAACACCTGTTTGAACTGTGTCGCCAAACCTGATAGCACCATTAAGGGTACGTAATCCTTTAAAAACAGCATCAGATTGCTTTCCAGCACGTTGGATGCCTTTATCCATAGCCTGTAATTCAGCAGGTTTTACCTGTTGATTTAGCTTAGGATCTAATGGCTGTACGTTGCCTGCTTGATTACCTAGAGGTAGTCCAGCTTTTTCGTAGCTAGCAAACATCTGCTCAGCAGTACCACGTCCTGTGCTTTCTAACCATTTGATTCCTTCAGCAGTTCTAGAAATTTCTCGAATGTGGTCGCCGTCTAAGCCCATAGCATTGGCTTCAGACATGGCTTTACCAAACTCGGTTTTGTTAGCCCACGGTGGTGTAGCAAGTTGTTCGTTAAATTTACGTGTACCTCCTGTACCGCCACCACGGTTTTGCATACGAGAGGACCACCGTTCAACAACGCCTTGTGGGTATCTTGAAGAACCGAATCTACGAATCTCACGTAGTTGACCGTCTTTACCAATAAACCGGTTTAGACCTCTGTCAATAGCCTGTGCTTTGCTTCTAGGCAACTTTTTCCACTCGTTACCTTGAGGCAATCTAAGTGTCTTACTTGCCATTATTTAATATGTGATAAAATTAAAGATTCACGAAGTAGATTTTGACCAAACTGCTGTCTCATCCACTCTCGCCAATGTAAACTTCCTTTGTCCTGATTGCAACTGGAACAAGCTGGTACGACATTTGATGTAATGTCTTCCCCGCCAAGAGAGCGAGGATGTACGTGGTCCAATGTAAGTTCATGTAAGTCATAAGTAATTCCGCAATAAACACATGTGCATCCAAAGTGTTCTTTGATGCTGCGCCTCCAAAGGCGCTTGGCTTCAGAGGACGTCATGGTTATTAGGTTGTAAATGTAGTGATCAGGTGTAGGAAGTAACGGTGTCATGCGTACTTTTGGTTACGACGAGGTCTAGAACGATTCTTTTTAGGGCTTTCCAGCTTACCGCTGTTAGGTCCTGTATGAGATGCGTCTTTACCGTCACCGTTACCGTAGGTACCGAGTTTCCGATTCAGTTTGTTGGCTTTAGTTCTAATTTGTAGACCAGCATTGGTCTTATTGTATGCACGCTGCTGCTTTCGACGGCGAGCAGCGGCTTTAGGATTCGACTTGTAGTACTGTGAGGTTTTACCGCTTGCCATAGAGTCTGCTTTGTACGAGTTCTGGGTCAACTTGCGGCATTACATTAGCCAATTTAGACAGTGGGTTGCCGTCGTAAGCTACACCACTGATGTCATTTGTTTTAAGCCAGTCGCAAGCTGCTTTAAGATCTTGTGTAGTAGCTTCGCCCGACTTAATGCGAGCAAGAAACTCCTTAGTAACAAGATTATGCAGTTCGTTAAACTGGTCTTCTGTAGCTTTTTTTTTAGCCATTACGAAGCACAATCTGGTCAAGTTTGTTTTCTATGCGTACCATGTGGTCTTCCATCCGGCTAATCATATCGGATAACTCAGACTTCTTAACATAATCAGAAGCCACAGTAAGTTCGATACCGTCTAGCCGACGGTCAAGTGCGCTAATGCGTTCATGTACGCTATTTATTCGGTTGTGCAGTCTGCTGTTCAGAGCTGCTCCCCCGGCTATCGCTGCTATCGATAGACTCACTAGGGCTTCGATCATTTTTTAGTGATACGATAGGGATAATGTCGTGACACAACACTTCTACTCGGCTTCCAGGACGAAAAGTAAAACCAGCTTTCATGATCTCTGTGCACTTCATTGCACGAATCATCTCGTAGTTTAGCCTCATCTTTTGTTCGTGTCGTTTAGCTATCTGTTTGCACAGCTCTATCATGCCACCATCTAGTGGCACCATAAAACTCATCTGCATACCGTAGTTGTTAGAACGGACGTATCCGTCAGCTTCGTACGGTATAGTGTCGTTGCCCATATAAAAAGGGCTAAACGTCATGGTAGCTCCGTTACACGAGCTGTTAGCACCAAATATCTGTCTACTTGGTGCACCATTGTTCTGGAATTGTACAGCTTGGTTGGTAACATTACCAGTTGCAGCTGCTACAGGGTTAGAAGTGTTTTGTACCTTTGGATCTTCTGCGTAAGCAGGTGTTACTGCGAGAAGATAGAGAGCGAGGTAGTGGTAGAAGTGGATTCGATTGTTTCTGTGATGTCGATTGTTTCTACAACGCCTGCGTCTCGGGTTGTAATCTCTAGAGAGAAAGGATCTCCAGCCGTAGTTACGGAAAATGTTGTACTGTCGCCAGCAATATCTGAGCTGGGAGTTACGTTTGAACCACTCCATGAGTTGTAATCACCACCAAAGACTTCAGTCTCGATAGTACGCTCAATGTCAATCGTGGTGGTGGTGGTCGATTGCATTGACCCCTGGGTAAACTGCGGGGTAACAGTTTGAGCTGATGCAGGCGCAGCCAACAGCAGCAACAG